AAATTCAAATCAATATTTTTAGGACTAGAAATAGCATATGGACAATATCAACCAGGTGAACGTGGCGACAACGGCAAACAAAAAGGAAAAGCTTTTATTGTTCGTGGACAAGTCACAGATGAACTCTGGTCAAACCATCTTGCCGGAAAAGGACCAGCCCTTGGAATCATCCCTATTACACAAAATAATGATTGCAGGTGGGGGTGCATTGATATTGACGAATACAATTTTGATCATACTAGCCTCATTAAAAGTATTCGGAATCATAAACTCCCCTTAATAGTTTGCCGTAGTAAATCAGGCGGCGCACACGTATTTTTATTTACCAAAGAAAACATTCCTGCATCTTTGATGCAATCAAAATTAAAACAAATGGCCATCATACTTGGGTATGAAGGATCAGAAATATTTCCAAAACAAACAGAGATACTTGTAGAACGTGGGGATACAGGTAACTTTTTAAATTTACCCTACTACAATGAAATGAAAGGACTACGTTATGCTATCAACGATACTGGCGCCGGTTGTACACTTGAGGAATTTTATAAGCTCTATGATCTTTACTCTTGCACGGAAGAAGCCTTACAAAATATTAAAACGGAAGAACAAAAAATAGAAGAAGCATTTCCTATGGGACCACCTTGTCTAAATAAACTTGCAGCAACAGGATTTGGACAAGGGTCCAGGAACAATGCATTATTTAATATTGCAGTATATTACAAACAATCTTCACCAGATACTTGGGAAGATGAAATTGTAAAAGCTAATTCTAAATATATGGACCCACCATTAAGTAACAATGAGGTGCAGCAATTAATTAAATCAGTAAACAGAAAAGGTTATGATAAATATAGATGTAAAGATGCACCTATCAATGCAGTATGTCAGTCAGGTTTATGTAGAACAAAAAGATTTGGTGTAGGATTTGGTGAAGAAGAGATGCCAGTGTTGGGTAGTCTTACAAAGTATGCATCAAAACCACCAGAATGGTTTTTGAATGTAGATAAAAAAAGAATACAATTAAAATCAGAACAACTTTATAGTCCACAACTTTTTGCATTAGCGTGTTTAGATCAAGCAAACTTAGTTGTACCTGTACCTAAACCACAAGATTGGAAACAACATTTTCTAAAACCTATGATGATGGGACTCCAAGAGGTTGAACCACTAGAGTCTTTAGATCCAGTCAATGAACTTACAGGACTCCTACAAGACTGGACAACTAACAGACAATCAGCAAGAACTTGGGATGATATATTAAACAAACTACCATACACAGATGAGAAAAGAGAATTTACATATTTTAGAATGGAGGACTTTTACAATTTTTGTAAACGAAACCACTGGGAAAAAGATAAAAACCAAACAGGTAATTTAATAAAACAACTAGAAGTATTTGAAGGCGAAGAACGAGTGCGCATTAAAAAACAACAACCAAGATTAATTAAAATAAAAACAATGAAACAAACAGAAGCATCTACTTCTAAGATACCATACCAAGAAGAAAATTTTTAATGAGAACAGAAAAAAATATTATATTAATTCGTCACGCAAAATGGTTGTGGGACAATAAACTAAAAAAACAATCTAAAGAGTGTAGAAAACAAGCATATGAAAACAATAATTTTAGGTCCACCAGGGACTGGCAAAACAACAACGTTGTTAAACTTGGTAGACCAATTCATACAAGACGGAATAAGGCCTAAACAAATAGGTTACTTCTCGTTTACTAAAAAGGCAGCCACGGAAGCTGCTACGAGGGCCGCGGATAAGTTTGGCCTGGATGTAGAAAATGATCTTGCATTTTTTAGAACTCTGCATTCGTATGCATTTAATCAGTTAGGTATGACAAAAGAAAAGATGATGGGTCCAGATGATTACAAAGAGTTTGGTGAGAAATGTGGGATACCAATTAAGACTGCAAAGTTTTCTGACAGCGATGGCACATTTAATTCTGATAATGAATATCTTACAATAATAAATACTGCAGCTGTAAAAAGAATGGATCTGTTAGAATACTACGACTCAAGACAAAACATATTAGACATAGAAAGAAATACATTATTTTTATTAGCTGAAGAACTCAAAAGATTTAAACAAGAAAAAGGTTTAAAAGATTTTAATGACTTGTTAGAAGATTTTTTGACCAAAGAAAATCATAATAAATTCAGAGTTTTATTCATAGATGAGGCCCAAGATTTATCTTTGCTGCAGTGGGAAATGGTAAGAAAGATTTGGGACCGAGCAGAAAAAACTTACATAGCTGGTGATGATGACCAAGCAATATTTAAATGGGCTGGTGCAGATGTAGATCACTTCATTGCGCTTAAAGAAGAAGTAGATGATATTAGAACATTAGATCAATCTTATCGTATACCTGGAGGACCCATACACGAACTATCACAAAAGATTATAGGCCAGGTACAGAATAGATTTGATAAAGAATATAAACCTAGAGAAGAAGAAGGAATTTTAAAAAGATATTCTGATATTACACAAGTAGATATGTCAGAAGGTAATTGGTTGGTGTTGTCTTCTGCAAACTATTTTTTAGATTCTGTTAAAGAAGTATGTGAGCTTAGAGGTTGGTACTATTCTTTTAAAGGACGTAATTCTATATCACTTAAATTATTATTAGCATTAAATAACTGGGAATCCTGGCGTAAAGGTGAACTATTAAATCACCTAGAGATAAAAAATATTTATGAATACCTTGGATCAAATGTATTAGAAGGATTTAGAAAAGGTAAAACATTACATTCTGATGATAAGTATACTTTAAAAGAATGTGAAAAAGATCACGGACTAATTACAGACAATGTTTGGTACGAGGCATTTGAAGGACTAGATCCTATCACAGAGAATTACATTCGTAATATGAGGGCGAATGGTGAAACGTTAAATAAAAATCCTCGTATATTAATGTCAACAATACACGGAGCGAAAGGAGGAGAAGCCGACAAAGTTTTATTGATGCAAGATATAACGAACGCAGCTCTTGAAACATTTAGTTATGATCCAGATGAATTACATAGATTATTCTACACTGGAGCGACGAGAGCGAAGCGTGAATTGCACGTCTTGGATCCAAAAGATTTTGATAAGGCTTACATACTATGAAAAAATTATACAAAGAGTTAAAGAAAAAAGGTGTTATAAATGATAAGGTAACATTAGGTGATGTTTGGAATAAGCAGCACGGTGGAAGTCACTACCAAAAATATGTCATACAGCCCAGTAAATTCGTAGTTGAGAACGAGTTGCTTTATCCGGAAGGATGCGCTATAAAATATATAATCAGGCATCGAGATAAAGGCAAGAAGCAAGACTTGTTGAAGGCCATTCATTTTATCGAGATGATAATTGAAAGGGACTATAAGTGAGAAGCACACAGATACCTCTGTTTACACCAGAGACGGAATGGGTTATGCCTGAAGAATTAAAAGATCTTCGAGGTGCCAAAGAAATAGCAATAGATTTAGAAACTAATGATCCACACTTAAAAGAGTTGGGCTCTGGTAATGTGACTGGAAAAGGGCACATTGCAGGCATTGCGGTGGCCGTAGAGGGGTGGTCAGGGTATTTCCCCATACAACACGAGTCAAACGGCAATATGGACAAAAAACTGGTGTTTTCGTGGTTGCAGGATATGTTTAACCAAGAGGATAGTACCTTCATATTTCACAATGCAATGTATGATATCTGTTGGTTAAGATCAGCAGGTTTAATTATCAAAGGTAAAATAGTTGACACTATGATAGCAGCGTCTTTGATTGATGAGAATAGATTGTCTTATCAATTAAATACATTGTCTAGGCATTACATTGGTATGGGTAAGGATGAAAATATTTTAAATGCTGCAGCTAAAGAATATGGCATTGATGCTAAAAAAGATTTATGGAGACTGCCTGCAATGTTTGTTGGACAATATGCAGAACGTGATGCAGAGGCTACACTTAAACTTTGGAAAAGATTAGAGACAGAATTATATCAACAAGAGTTGTGGGATATATTTAACCTGGAGACAAAATTGTTTCCGTGTTTAGTTGAT